CACGGTTGTGGCGCCACCGCGACCGCTGCCGGTCGGGACCATCGTGGTGCGGGGCATCGGCGTCGGGGTGAGGTTCGGGCTTGTGCGACCGGAGCCGGTGTAGTTGATGCCGCCAGCCGCCATCGTCTTGAAGGTGAGTTGGCCCATACCGATCTTCTTGGACCCGCCACCCCCGCCCCCGCCCGATGCCCGGGCCGGTGCCGCTGGTTTGGCCCAGTAGGTCTTGGCCTTTGCGGGTGAGATCCAGCTACCGTCCTCGGCCTGTACGGCTCCTGGCTTGCCCCTGTCCGGGGAACTCATGCTGTTGGCTTCGAACCCATCATCGAGGTAACCCGGGTCACCGGCCACCAGCTGCCGCACCACCCCGCCAGCGGCCATCGGGACGACCGCAGCGTTGAACCATGAAGCCGTCTCGGCGAGGATCGCCATCGACCGGGCAGCGTCACCTCGGAACGGAATGTACGCCTCCTTCACCGTCTCGGGTTCAGCGAAGCGGATCAGATCGCCTCGGTAGACCCCGGCGGTGGTGATGTTGTTGACGCCGCCCGACGCATAGGAGTCGATGCCGCCCCAGCGGTTTGGCCTGGCTGCTCCGCCGCCGTAGAACTTGCCGAGGTTCGCCCAGTCGCCCACTCTCTGCACTGACGCCGCGACGCTAATGGTGGCGTCCCGGTTCCGGGCTGCATAGTCAATCGCCGAGACAGCTTTGCTCGTGTTCGCATCCACGTTGATTGTCGACGACCGGTCCTTGGCCGCCCCATCCAGTTCCCCGGGCGCGCTGCCCAGGTTGGCGTCCGCCAACAGCTCGGCGATCCGTTTGCGGCCGGCCACGGTGTTCAGGTCGACGTCGGCGCCACCGGCGATGGCGTTGGCGATGATGTCCGCCACCCGCTTCTTGTCGGTCACGTTCTGGAGGCCGTACTGAGCCTGTCCGGTGATCGCGTTGGCCACGATGTCCGCGATGCGCTGACGGCCGGCCGTCGTGTTCAAGTCGGCGTCCGCGTTGCCGGTGATCGCCATCCCAACCAACATGGCGATGCGCTCACGCGCCGCAGCACTGAGCCGGGCCTCGGCGCTTTCGATGCCGAACGCCTCAGCGATGATCCGGGCGATGCGCTGCCGGCCGGCAACGGTGTCCAGGTTGATGCTGGCGTCAGCCGCCAAAGCGTAGGCGATGATCTGCGCTACACGCTGCTTGTCGGTGACGGCCTGCAGCCCGTATTCGGCGTTGCCGGTGAACACCTCGGCGGTGAACGTGGCGATCCGGTTGCGGGTGACGTTGTCGATCTCGGCGTTGGCCGTGTCGACACCGAAGGTTTGAGCGACGATCAGGGCGATGCGCTCCTGACCCTCCACGGTACGCAAGTCGATGGTGGCGTCGTTGGTCAGAGCATCGAGAATGACCTGAGTGACCCATCGCTTGTCGGTGACGTTTCTCAGTCCATATTCGGCCTTGCCGGTGATGGCGTTGGCGACAACAGTGGCGATCCGGGTCCGGGCGGCCAGGTTGTTGAGGTCGGAATCGGCGCTGGCCATCACGGCGTTCGCAACGACCTTCATCACCAGTTCGTTGGGGAACACGTTCTGGAACTCGGCTGCTGCCGCGTCGGCCCCGTTGAGCTGTACGAAGGTGTTGATCTGCTCGGGGGTGAGCCCGATCTTCTGCAGGTAGCCCTCCAGTTCTGCGGTCGGGATGCCGAAGGACTCACCGAGCCGGATCACCTCGGCACGGGTGGCCATCAGGGCGTCGGTGGCCCCCTTCGAGTTGCCAGCGGCGGCCATGGACTCAGCGACCGCATAGCCGTTGTCGACGAGCCCGGAGAACGCTGCGTCGGTGGCCAGCCCCGAAGCGGTGAGCAGGTCGAAGGCTTCGGCGCCGCCAGCGGCGAAGGCCGCAGGGTCAGTACCGACCAGCTCGTAGAGGGCAGCACTGGTGTCGCGGATGGACTGCTGCCATTCCCGCTGAGCATCGGCGAGGTTCTTCGGGATGCCGAGGGCCGCGTCCATGGCGTCCTTGAAGGCTTCCATGCGGTCGGTGGCGTTGGCTGTCTCGTCGGCCAGGATGGCAACGGCCTCGGTGAGGGTTTGGGTCGCCGGGGTCCCGGTGGCGGCCGCGTCGGATGCCGCCTTGACCTTTGCAGCGACGTAGTCGAGGTCGCCGAGGCGGTCTTCGGGGATCTTGAGCTTCTGGATCCACCGCTCGACGACGTCACCGGACAGCCCGGTCGCGGAGGAGGCGGCCTCGACGGCGTCGCCCAGCGTGTCGTAGCGGTCACGCAAGGCATCAAGCGCTGCCTGGCCCTGTTCGGCACCCTCCTTCGTTTCCAGGAAGGTGTTGGCGACCATGGGGTTCAGCACTTCGTGGGTGGCGATGAGGCTGTCGAGCGTGTTGTTCATGCCGCCCCATTTGTCGTTCAGCGCGCCCACTTGCGGAGCAGCATTGCCGATGGCGGTCGACAGGCTTTCCAGGTCGTTGTAGCGGACCCCGTCGGACAGCGAATCGGCGAACTCCTTGCCCTTCTTCTTGGCGTTGTTGAAGGCCGTCGCGATGCCGGCGAGAACCACGGCCATCCCTGCGATGCCGGCCGCCGGGGTGAGGAACGCTGACGCCAGACCGCTGGCCCCTTGTTTGATCATCCCGAACCCGGTGGATGCCGAGCTGGTCATGGTGGCGAGACCGGTGCCGATGAGCTTGAGCTGGCTGAGAACCGTCGACCCGAACTGGACCGCTGATGTAGCGACCATGGCGTCGCGGGCGTACAGGAACTTGAGCGCCAAGGTCTCCGCCGCCGACGACAGCGCCGAGAACCCCTTCACCGCAGCCAGTCCGACCAGCGCCAATGTCAGGGCCCGCACCAGGCCCTCGTTTTCGGCGAGGAACCCGGTCAGCGACGACAGCCCCGAGGCGAGGACCGACAAGCCGACGATCCCGGCCGCCGCAGCGAGCTTGGCCATGTCGGCGGCCAGCGGACCCACGAAGCCACCGACCTCACCGAGGATGTTGGCCAGGTCCCCGCCGATGTCAACGACGTTGCGCCACGCCGGCTCCAGGTTGCGGGCCGCGTCGAGGACCGGATCAAGGAAGGTGCCGGCCAGGTCACCCGACGAGATGGCGTTGACGAAGGTCGTGGCCCCGTCTGCGGCGTCGCGCAGAAACGGGGTCAAGTTGGAGCCGACCTTGATCATCAGGGTCTCGACCGACCCACTCAGCTGCTCCAAGGAGCCCTTCAGGTTGTTCATTCGCTCGGCGGCCACCTCGGCCGCGGTCACCTTGCCGACTTCGGTGTTGAGCTTGTTGAACCCGTCGGCTCCCAGCTCGGCCACCACTGCGGCGCCCCGGATGGCGTCGGAGCCGAACAGGGTGTTGAGCGTGGCGAGCTTCTGCTGGTTCGACTGGCCCTCGAGCGCCGTGGCCAGCACACCGGAGACCTCGGCCATGGACTTGGCGTTGCCGGCGGCGTCGAAGAACTTGTTGGAGCCGTCAGCGGTGATGATCCCGAGGTCGGCCATCAGCCCGGTGGCCTTCTCCGTGCTGGGCTCCAGACGCATAAACATCGTCTTTAGAGACGTACCGGCATCGGAACCTTTGATGCCGGCGTTACCCATCGCGGTGATGGCCAGAGCGGTGTCATCGAAACTGAACCCGACCAGGTTGGCGACGGCTCCGACCTGCGACATCGACATACCGAAGTCGGATACGTCGATGGACGAGGCGTTGGCGGCTCCGGCGATCTTGTCCGCTATGCCAGGCAGATCCGAGGCGGACAGGTTGAACTGGTTCATGGCGTTCGCGGCGATCGCCGCCGCCTCAGGCAGGGCGATGCCGCCAGCCGCAGCAAGGGCCACCGTGGCGTCGGCGGCCCCGTTCATGATCCCCTCGACGGGCACGCCGGCCTTGGCCAGTTCCTCCATGGCCGACGCCGCCTCAGAGGCGGAGAACGACGTGTCGGCACCAAGCTGCAGCGCCTTCTCGCGCAGCATGTCCATCTCGCTGGCGGTCGCACCGGAGACGGCACCTATGGCCGACATGCCGGACTCGAACTTCGACGCCGCAGAGATCGAGGCGCCGAGGAACGCACCGACGGCCAGCACCATCCCGGCGGCGCCGACCTTCACGATCTTGTTCAGCGACAGCCAGCTCGAGCCGGCCTTCTTCGTGCTCGAGTCGACCTCGGAACCCATCTTGCGGGTCGCCGCCGACGCAGTGCCGAGGGGTCCGAGGTAGCCGGATGTGTCCGCCTTGAGGGCCACGGAGATCGTGCGCCATGCCCCGCCCATTAGGTCGCTCCGGGGGCGGTCACTCGGGCACGGTGTCGGCCGCTCGCGCCTCTAGTTCGGATGCAGTCAGACGCCGGAACGCGAGGTTCAGACCGGCGATCGGTATGATCCCATCCTTCTGCTCTTCCTGGGCTTCGCGTTCGTAGCGCTCTTTCTCGGCGCACGACGGGCACGAGATCTCGACCATCGTGAACGGAGGTTCCTGCAGGATCATGCCGTCCTCGTCGAGCCAGTCGGAGCGTTGCTGACCGCATCCGTCGCAACGGTCGTCCTCCCGGGCCTGCCAGGCCATGGCTGCTGCCCGGCTGTACCCGTCCCAGCTGTCGCCGATACCCAGCCACACGCTGTAGGCGATACCGAGGGGACCGCAGTACCGCATCGCTGCGGCGAACGCCGGATCCTCGGTCAGTCGTTTCCCAGATCACCGACACCCGAGTCGCGTTGGTCGAGTCCGAGCGCCGTCATGAACAGGGTGCCTTTGTCGCCGAGCGGCAGCCCGGTGGAACGCCAGATGGCGGTGGCCTGGCCGATGTCGATGCTCTCCACATCGGCGACATCATCATCGGAGTGAACGATGCGGGTCACGCAGGCAGAGAGCATCGCCGGCGGGAACGTGTCGTCGTTCCAACTGTTGCCCGGGGCGCCGTTGTTGGCTTTGCGAGCCGTGGCTTTCTGCTCTTTCGTGGCGGGGTGCGCACGCATGATCTCCTCGACGACGTGCGGCCCGATGCCCTGCATGTGAAAGGTGATCGTCGCCAGGTCACCCTTGAGAGCGTCGTAAGCGGCACGCGTGTCCTCGACCTCACCGGCCGCCTCAGCCTTCGCCTCCGGGGTTCTGGCTGCCTGCTCACGGGTTTCCGCCCGGGCGACAGCGAGACGGGCCTTGGTGAGCTTGGGGGCGTCGTCAGGGTTGGCGGCGAGGATGACGGTATCAGTGGCCGGCTTACGGTCCACGAGGGCAGCGAAGGCGTCCATGCGGGGTGGTTCTCCTTGGGATGATGGAGGGATGGTGGGCGGATGGTCAACAGCGGGGCCGGGCGACCATCCCAGACACCCGGCCCCGCTGAACGTGACTCAGGCGGCGACGGTGGCGACCAGTTCCGGCACGTCACGGAAGGCCAAAGAAACCATCGTCTTGGCCGGTTCGTTCACTGCCCGGTTCGCCGGGGACTTGGAGATGATCGTCACCGGCCAAACCTCGACCTTCTTGGCGGCCACGGCCAGTCCGTTACGGCTGATGACCACGAACCCGATGGCGTCGAGCGAGAAGAGGGCGAGGATCACTTCTTCAGCGGAGCCCGCCGTGGTGTTCTCGAAGAGCGTGATCGACATGTCATCGATCTCGTACATGCCCGACACGACGATCGGGTACTTCGTATCGATGTCAGCAGCGTCCTCGGTGCTGGCGGAAACCCGGAACCCCTCGACGCCACCACGGGGGATCGCCGGGGAAAGCAGCTTCCCGGAAGTGGTGAGCTCAGCGACGGTCGGCGCGGCCTTGTTGGTGATGGTCGGCGCCCAGTAGTACTTCTCGTTGGGGATTAGGTTGCTGCGTGGCATCAGTTACTCCGGGTCGATGGGGCCGGCACCGCGGTGCCGCTGGTGGTGGGGGCGGGCATCACTTGGCGCGCTTGGCCTCGGTGGGCGGGGACGGTTCCGACAGGGATGGGCTGGGGGCGTCGCCGGGGGCCGGCCGGTCGAGGGTGAACCCCTTTGGCTTCGAGTCCGCTGTGACCACAACCCGTTCGTCGGACGCCACGCGGGCCTCGTAGGCGGCGTTCTGGGAGTCGACGGTCGCCTTTGCGGCCTTGTCGACGTCGGACTGCGAGGCGAGCTTCCAACCAGTCGAGGCCATCGCCTGGGCCTGGTCGAGCGAGGTCGCCTCATAGACGCTCCCCTCGGACTCGGAGTGGGTGAGGTAGATCGACTCAGGCACGGCAGCGGCTCCGGGGACAGAGGGTGGCGGTCACGGGCGCCACTGTCCGTCTGATCCGTGCAGCCATCACGGATGCAGGGGCGAACTCAGACCGGGACGATCCAGAGATCGAAGTCGTCGACGACGTTGACGATCGGACCGGAGTGGTCGGTGCCACCGTGCGCGAGGTGTTCACGGGCCGCAACAGTCCACGTCGTGCCACTGATCAGCGTGCCGCGATCGAGGACGGCGGCTTTCATCTGGTGGGCGAGCCGCTGCGCTTGTTCGCGTGCACCGTCGATGGTGGCCGGGGCTGTGGAGTCGGCGCCGATGCACCGGATCCGGCACCGCCAGGCAAGATCGGACTCCGGGTCGTCGAGGTCACCGTCGCTCGTCGTCGGGCCCGGCGGATACTCCAGCACGGCGTACGGGGCGGGCGTGCCGACCGGGGCGACGAGGTCGTGCACGGTGCGACCGGTGGCCCGGAGGCGGGCGAGGACGCCGGCTGCGACTTCGTGAGCGGGGATCATGGGCCCGGCCAGGCCGCGGCCTCGACGGCATCTCGGAACTGGGGTTCGATCTCGTCGAGGGCAGGGCTGAAGTGAGGGAAGGCGGGCTGGTTGTAGTTGCGGCCGAGGGCGTCGCTGCCGTTGAACCCCAGCTCGAGGCGTCTGGCCTGAGGTGCAGAACTCCCCACGCCGCCCTCGCTCTCCGCTACCCGCCTAACGGTGCGCCGGTTGATGGAGCGCCGGTAGTTGCCGGTCGGGGCGTTCGGTCCCGGGCGACCGGAGGCGTTGCGCTGCACAGCGTTCTGGAGTCGGGCGGTGTAGACGACCACGACACCGTGGATGGCCAAGGAGGTCTTGGCGGAGACGCCGAGCAGATCAGCGGCCACTTGGTTCGGGGTGCTCATCGGGGCACCCCCTCAGCGTCGGTGCGTTCCAGACAAAGCAGGCGGCGCAGCACGGATGTGGAACGAGTCGTGGCGTCTCGGACGACGAGGACGCGGTCGAGCAGCGTCGGGTCCGCCTCGGGGCCGACGGCGGTGATGGTGACGGCGTCGCCGGCGATGATCATCGGTGCATCGGCGGGCATGCGCACCACGTGGGAGTCGAGGCGTCCGTCGATGCTGCCGGTCATGGTGGCGTTGTCACCCTCGCCGGCCGGTGACGCTGAGCACGGACCGGACCAGACGGGTAGGTCGGCCTGACTGCCGATGGCGAGGGTCACGGGGTCGACGGTGCGGGGAGCGCTGCGGTCCACACGGGTGATGGAGCACGTGCTGGTGAGTGTGCTGCGGGCGGTGCGGCGTGCCTGCTCGACGCCGGGGATCACGACCACTCCTTTGCCATGTCGAGCAGCACGGCGAGGTAGTTGGCGGCCATGGTCTCGCACTCCATCGGGCCGGCCATCACCGCCCGTTCGAGCTCATCGGGATCGACGCCGACAAGGAACTCCGGCGGGCTTGGATGCTCGCCTTCGACCACGACACTGCCCATGCCTTCGAGCAAGCCCGGGCGGTGGCCAGAGACGGTAAGCGTGGTCGGCTGGCCGTAGCCCATCTCGACGGTGACGCCGCCGATGCGGTCGGCCACGTCGACGCCGCCGATCTCCACGACCGGCGGCGTGGCGTTCAGGTCGATGCGGAACGGGACCTGCTGGCCGGGCGTGTCCATCAGTGCACCGTTGGGCGGTGCCGGCTATGAGGTCAGGATGCAGAGAGAGAGTCGTACAGGTCCACGAGGTCGAGGGCTTCGCCGGACGGAACGAACCTGACGCCGTTGTCACCGGGGAAGGGATCACGGTGGTCGAACGCCTCGAAGTAGATGGCGTCAGGGATGCCATCGGGGAACGCTTCGCACGTCGGGTGCGAATCAGCGTCCCGAAGGCGAGAGCACGCATCGCAGAGCGGTTCTATTGGAGTGGTCACGTCACGGTGCCTTTCCATCGCTCAGTGTAGTCCAGCAGCACATCGAATAGGGCCCGAGCGAACGGGCGAGGCGAGGGCGATGAGGTCGCCTCGCTAACCGCTTCGGCCATCAACTCCTTGTCGTTCTTCGCGGAGTACCGGCTCAGCAGGGTTCGCACCGTGACCCCGTCCTCAGCGGTGAAGTCGGCCAAGACATCGCTGATCGCGCGCCTGTATGCCTCGCCGCCGTTCTTGGTAGCCAGGAAGTCCATGTGGTGACCGAACTCATGTCGGACCACGGACCCCATGCCATCGGTCCCTTGGGGGAACCATCCTCGGGCAACAGCCCTCTCCCATGTCGACGAGATGGCCTCTCGACTCTTGAACGACTGGCTGAGCCGTATCCATCCACGCGCCTGCTGGGCATCCCCCATCACGCCCTTGCGCATCCTCGGCGCCGTTCGCCCCTCCGAGCCTTTGAGCCATCCGCTGACGTGGCTGGAAGAGCCAACAACTCGCACGCTTTCCCCGGACCGAGGGAACCTGGTGAGCATGTCGTCGAGTGCCTTGGCGGCATCGTTTGCGACCCCACCGTTCATGCCCGAGAATCCGATGGATCTCGGGCCGATCGCGTCGGTTCCGTGGCGGGCGATCAGCTGATCGGTGGCCCCCTTGGGCGTCGTCTGGTCCTTCCATGGCGTCGGCCCCGCGGTCGGTGCCTGGCGCTGCTGTCTCGGCGTCCGCGGCTCCCGTGCTGGCCGTGCTGGCACCTTCTCTGGCTCCGGTGGCCGAGCGTCGCCGATCATCCGATCCTTGGCCGCTTTCGACGCCGGCCCATCGACGGCAGGGGATATGGCTCTCCTGCACCGGGGATGACTCAGGTACACCACCTCGTCGAGCGGGACGATCAACCCGTTCGCCTCCGGTCCGACGTTGTGCCCGGGCCCGACCCCGCAACCGGCACCGTCGAGGTACTCCACGTACTCGATGCCGTCGACCCGGCACTGCGTGACGCTGCCCCGGTTGTACGCCTCGGCCGTGGTGGTGCGGATCACCGAGTCGGCGTAGTCCCGGATCGTGTGGCGGGCGCCGTTCGAGTACTCGACGGAGAACAGGCCCTGCGACGCCGCCTCCTTCGCCAGGTCACGGCCGGCCTGGGTCGCCGTCTTGTTCTCGAGCAGCGCCGACCGGGTGGCGTCGCCGACCTGCTGCTGTAGCGCCTTGCGGGTGTCGCTGCGGACGTCCCGGAGCCTGGTGGCGATGTCGACCCACGTGCGCTGGGCGATCTGCTCCACGGCGTCGTAGTGCGGTGTCGTCCATTGAAACGCCGAGCCGATGATGTCCGCCGCAGCAGTAGCCCCAGCGCCGTGAAGTTCGGGCAGAGTGGCGGCGATCCAGTCCCGTGACGCATTGACGAGCCCGTCGACGACGACTTCGTTGGTCTTGATGAGTTCGCGCAACCGGGCGGTCTGGCGGGCACGGCGCGGGTCGAGCACGGCGGCCTCGTACTGGGCGACGAGACGCTCGTGGGCGGCCTCGTAGACGCGGATCAGCTTCTCGGCAGCTAGGTCGTTGCCCTTCGGCTGGGGCAAGCCTCGGCCCTCAGCGGGCGACGGTGCGACCGTAGAGCGTCGTCGAGGTCATCGTGGCCGGCGGCGACGCCTCACCGTCGACGAGACCCTCCAAGCGGGCGATCGACGCCGTCAGCGCCTTCACGTTCTCGACGCTGGCCGCTGTCTGGCTGTAGTCGCCGGCCACGGCGAAGGAACGGTCGCCGTACAGGTCGGCCCGGCGGCGGCGCAGGATCACGAGCGCTGCACGCTCGACCGGCTGAGTGATAGCGGCGAAACGGTCGAGAGTCTCCAGGACGGTCGCGTCGTCGGGTTCGGAACCGACCCAGTCCCGGACGTCGTCGATGGCGGTCATTCCGTGATGGCCTCTTCGAGCGCGGTGCGCAGGTTCTCGACGCCGAGACGACCGTCGACGTCGAGGTCGTGCGCGTCACGGAAGGCGAGCAGGGCGGCCTTGTCGTCGGGCAGGGCGGCGAGTGCGGCGGTGAGGCCTCGTTCGACCGACGGGGCCGGAGACGGCGAATCCGGGGGCGATGCGGGGACGCTGGGCGCCGCCTTGGCCTGCTTCGGTGCCTTGTCCCAGCAGGCCGGGTTCGTCACCTGCTCAGCGACGTCGACTGGCACGTCGCTGGCGTTGCCGTGGGCGGGCCCGTACCACTGGCCGTCGATCCACACGTTGGCGATCAGCTTGGCCACGACGGCTCCTTCGCTGCTGGATTGCTGCTGGTTGCGGGGGCAGGACTTGAACCTGCGACCTTCTGGTTATGAGCCAGACGAGCTACCACTGCTCCACCCCGCTCGGATGGTGAAGCCACCCGGACCCCCCTGGAAAAGGTCCGGGCAGCCTCAGACTCAGACGGTCGCGACGACCAGCGAGGCCGGCTCGGCGAGCACCGGGATCCCCACGGCGTCCACCTTGGTGAACACCTTGCCGGGGTTGCCCTCTCGGACCACGGTGGCGACCAGGCCAGGCGCCTCCTGCGCCACAATGGCGCCGGTCGAGACCAGCTCCAAGGCCTCGAAGGTGGTGCCCCACTTCGTCTCGCCGATGTACCCGGTGGGGTACATGACGATCTTGGCCGGGTTGAACGCCTCGACAGCCGTGTAAGCGCCTGTGACCGGATCAGCCACCTGGATGGTGGACCGGCGCACAGGGATGATGCTGGGCAGCCCGGCAGCGCTGAGCGCCTGGTTGGCCTGATCCAACGTCAGCTGGGTGGGGGCATTGCTGCCCGCGTAGACCCCTCGGAGCGCTTCGGACCGGATGATCTTGGGCAGCGCGTTGCGGCCGACCAGCATGGAGTCGATCGGGATCTCGGCCAGGGCGGCCCAGTTCGACAGTTCGCTGACGACATCGGTCGACGCGGTCCATGCCGCAGCCGGGGTCACGAAGTTGGCGGCCGGGACACCGAAGTCGGCTTCGAGGTTGAGGCGACCCTCACCGGCAAGCGTGAACTTGCCGGTGGTGAGCACCTGCGCTCGGGCCAGCTCCATCCGGTTCCGGATGGCCTTGAACCCGCGGGCGGCCTTGTTCACCACCGCAGCGAACAGGGCGTCGTTGATGTTGGCGCCACGGAGCTGCTGCTCCAGGAGCCGCCGGTACTCGCCGACGAGGTAGCCCTCACCGAGCGGTGGGATCTCGCCTCGGATGCTGGTGAGCTCGGGGGCGTCGCCGAGCTCGACGGGAGCGTCGAACGAACGGAAGCTGGCAGCCTTGTTGCTGTCCTTCACCTGCTCGACTTCGTAGTCGATGTCGGCGACGGTGACGTCGGGCAGGACGAGGTTGAGCTGCGTGGTGGGCGGCTCGGGTAGTGCGCGGGCGGCGGCGGTGAGCCGGCGCTGGTCGATGAGATCGAAGAGTTCCATGATTGGTCAGCCTCCTCAGACGAACACGATGGACGGGATGTCGGCCTTGGCGGCGGCATCGGGGGCGACTGGGAGCTTGGCGCCGTAGATGGCACCGAGGACGATGACCGCGCATCCGACGTTCCCGGCGGTCTTGCCGCGGGTCGGGATGGAGTCGAAGAGCACGCCGACGCAGGTCTGACGGCCGTCGGTGGCGGTGTTGTCGTAGGTGCCGAGGTTGCCCGAGGCGGTGACCCGGGCGAGCAGGGTGCCGGCGGGGACGGCGTTGTCGGCGATGGAGGCGCCGGCCTTGGCGAGGTCGATGGTTCCACCGACTTCGGTGATGTCGGATGGCTTCACGATGAAGCCCTGGTTTGCACCAGGCCCGTGGGACTTGGTGGTGACGGCGAGGTCCATTGCTGTGTTCTCCTGGGATCAGGCGGCGGTGTTGGGAACGCGGATGCCTGCTGAGCGCAGGGCTTCCTGGCCGAGTTCGGCCATGGACGTGCCCCCGCTGCTGGGCTTGGGAGCCTTCGGCGGGGTGATGCCCGGCGTCAGGGGCTTGGGTGCCCCGTCGTCGGTGGTGAACAGGGCGGGGAGACGTTCGACAAGGGCCGGGACGGTGGTGTCCAAGTTGCCGTCGCCGAGGAGCAGGAGGGCGTCCTTGATCGTCTTCGGGTTCGCACCCGCCACGATCAGGGCGTCCTTCGCTGCGGTATCGGCTTCGAGCTTGGCTGCCCGTGCTTCGGCGGCCTCGGCACGCTTGGCGGCGGCGACCGCTTCGGCGTTGGCCTTCTCGATGCCTTCGAGCTGGGCCAAGTCTTGCTTGGTCTTCTCGTCGGCCAGGTAGGTGTCGATCTCGGTCTGCTTCGCTGCGGCGGCCTTGCGGGCTTCCTCGGCGGTGCGGGCCTGGACGATCCGGTTGATCTCGGCGTGCTGTTCCGCGGTGAACTCCACCTTGGCGGGCGGCTCGGGTTCGATCACTGGCTCGGGCATCGCTGTCTCCTGATTCCTGCCCCATGTCACGGCCATGGGCGTGCCGCCCCGTTTGTCGGCTACGGGCAAACCGCCCGGCCAGGAGGCCGGTCACGTCGGATCGTCCGCCGTGATGTAGTGCTGGCCACGGATGCAGGGCGGGCGCTACTCGTCTCGCTCACGGCCGTCGAGCGAGTGATGGGGTGCGGGTGACTCCTGGATGCCGGGACGTGAACCAACGAACCACAGATCCCGCTTGAAGACCCGCTCGTACACCCGGACCTCCTTGATGACCTCCCGGTCGATGTCGAGCGGCATGATTTCCAGACCCGTCGGAACGTTCGACCAGGTCATCCACAGATCCCACGACGCCACCTCGGGGTGCACCACGCCGCTCAGCACCCACGCCATCGACGGCGAATCCGAATAGGCCACGTACGGCGGCTTCCACGCCCGATCCACAGACATACTGGAGGGAACCAGGCCGCGCCGCTCGATGCTTTTGCGACGGCCACTCGGGGACCAGTGGTACAGCGGAGTGGGGTGGTCGTACAGGTCCCTCACATTCGCACCCATCGGCGAGTCTGCGGCTCTTCGACGCTCACGTCAGCGGCGGCAGGTTGATGGCCGGCGGGGGAGCAGCCTCGGGCACCTCGATGCCCAGGAACTTGGCGGCGGCCAACTCACTCCCCGTGGCGTTGGCGACGTTGAGCGCCGCACCCGTGTCCTCGTTGCGGATCCGTTCGATCTCCGCCGCCGCGTCGTCGACGGGCACGCCGGCTGCGATGAGCATGCGCACCGCGGTCTGCGTGGACATGGCATGCGCGTTGAGCGCTTCGGTGACGAGCTTCACGGTCTCGGCACGGTCCGTTGGCAGGAAGTTGCCCCAGGCGATGCGGGCCTCGATGATCGGGCCCGGTTCGATTGCCCCGTCGACCATGGCCATGCGCTGCGCCATCTTGAGCAGCAGCCGGTACTTCGGTTCACGGATCTGGCGTATGCCCCCGACGAGCTGGGCGAAGGGTGCGTAGCGCAGTAGCAGCGTGATGCCGGCGACCTGGCCGGCCTGGACGCGGCCCATTGCTTCGCTGGGGATGCCGACGTTGCGCAGCAGCCGGTCGATGATCCGTTCGCCGAGGCCGAACAGTTCGGTGATGCTGGCCGACAGGTCGAGGGTGTCCATGCGACCGTTCTCACCGAGGCTGTACCCGCGGCCGGGCAGCACCTGTCCACCGTCGGGGAACTCCCGCTTCCCGGAGAGCGCCACGACCGGGGCGCCCAGGTACTCCGAGGCGCCCATGATGTCGCTGTCGTTGCGGCACAGGTCATCGATCACCTGGGCGACCGACGCGAGCACGGAGTCCCCGTAGTGGCCCTTGCCGGCCGTGCCGGGCGTGTGCAGCACCGGGATGAAGTCGATGCCGAGGTCGCGTCGGGTGATGCCGCCGAGGGCCTTGGAGTCGTCGAGGGCGTCGACCTTCCCGGATTGCACGTCGGCGAGGCGCCACGTGCCGTCGCTGTAGACGCAGGTGCGGTCCGTGGTGGCCGGCTCACCGTCCTCGTCGAGCCACGGCAGGGTGCGAACGATGCGACCCTCCAACACGGTGTCACCGACCTGGAGTACCGGACGGTCAGCGGGCAGGCCGTCGACGCCGAGCCACATCAGGTCGCCGCTGCGCTGGTCGACGGTGGTGTAACGGCCGGACAGGTCCACCAGTTCGAAGCTCATGCGTCGCACATAGGTTTCGGTGACACCGAGCGTGGTGGACTCGTACTCCCACGCGAGGTGCACCGTCTCGGGGTACTGGCCCTGGGCTCCGTCGTCGGGCAACTGCGGGAAGTAGAAGCCGGGCTCGTAGACCTCGATGTTCGGCCACTCGCCTTGACCGGCCGGCCACAGCACCATCACACCGTCACCCAATCCGGCGGCGTCGCCCTCGTTTTCGGCGATGTGGCTGCGCAGTTGGCGCCGGTCGGCCCATGTGTCGAGCTCGGCCTGGCGTTGACGGGCGACCGGCTGGGCGTCGAGCGCCTGTTCCCACGCGGTCACGATCTCTTCGACGTCACGCTCATAGGCGGCGGTACGGGCCGTGTGGATGCGTTGCTCGACGGGTGGTGCACTGTCGCCGGGCGGCTCCGGCGCTTCGGGCAACGGGGGCCCGGCGTTCAGGTCATCGGCGGCCCCGCCCACGGCGATGGTCCATCCGTCGCCGAGCACCGCAGCGACGATGCGGTCGATGATGACCGACGGGTCGCCGTACTCGCGGTACGCCCGACGCTGCTCCTCCGTGGTGCCGTTGCGCAGGAACTCGCGGGCCACGTTGTTGCGGTAGGCGGCGAGCACCAAATAGGCGGCGATTCTGCGGCGCTCAGAGTCGGGGACCCATGTGTGCGCGACGTCGAGGCGGAGGTGTACGCCGGGCTGACCGATGGCTTCGATGTGGCTGAGCGGAGACCACTGGTCGATGGTGATCCCGGTCGGTGCAGCCATCCGGTCACCGTGGAGCGACCCGGCACCAATGGGTCGGATGCATCCAACGGGCGGCTAGCCCATCATCGTCGGCTCCGCCGCTGGGCTGCGTAGTTCCACTCGGCCACCGGTTCGGCCACCGACGATGGCGGATCGTAGAAGGCGAGCACCAGAGCGTCGCCGTCATCGGGGGAGCGGCCCAGGCGCTGGCGGATCTGATCCTTCGCCTCGATCTGGATCTGGCCGCCCTTCGCCTCGAACCAGCGGGCCTCCGTCAGGTCCGCCACGGTGCGGTCATCGACCAACGGAACCCCGGCCTCGTCGCCGCCGAGGAACCAGCCGTGGTCCTTCGACCGGAGCCGTGCCTCCCAGTACATTTCGGCCCGCACGTTGAGGTACTTGCCGGGGTCCTTCGCTTTGCCGCCGAACTCGACGGCCTCGATGCGCACCGGCCATGCGATCTCGGCTGCGACCCGGCGGCGCAGCGACCCGACGACCCCGAACCCGATGCCACCGAAGTCCACCTTGACCGTCGTGGCCTCGCTCAGTCGGATGGCCACCAGCACCTCGTCGACGATGATCTCGCTGTCCTCAGTGTTCGCGGTCCAACGCCGGCCGACCGCCGGGCCCCGACGCTCACGGATCACCGTCAGGTCCGTACCGCCGCCGACGTCGACACCCAACTCGACGGGCACCCGCAACGGACCGACGTGGTCGAGGGCGTCCGTGTGGCGGCACTGGTGCACCCATGACCACGGCACCACGCCGTCGGTGCGATCGGCGGGGAACAGGCCCCGCACCTTCGCCACGTACTGCGGGGAGTCGATGCCGTAGTCGGTGACGAGGTCGTCGATCCACGACTGGTCGAGCAGCGGTGCGCCCTTCGGTTTGGGTTCGTCGGTGAAGTTCGGGGTTTCGAGGCCGTCGATGTGCACGACGTTCCAACCCGAGCCGGGCGAGCACATGCGGCTGAACGCCGAGCCTTCGTAGTCCGGGTTGCCGATGGCCAGGACCCGACAGTCGATGGTGGTCAGCAGGGCGAGGATCGCCACCCAGAGAGCGGCGGGGATGCCGGCGGCCTCATCGACGAGCACCAGCACGTACTGGGCGTGCACGCCCTGGAATCCTTCCTCGTCGTTGTCGGGTGGCTTGCGGCCGTAGCCGACCATCTCAGGGCCGATGAACCATTCGGTCTGGTTCACCTTGCCGGACAGGTTGCCCTTGCGGTGCACCTGGCCGATGTAGCGCCACAGGATCGCTCGCACCTGCGGCCACGACGGCGCGGTCGACACGACGAAGGCGGAGCCGGGCGGGTGGCATTCGATCCACCAGGCGGCGACACGGGCAGCAAGGTGGCTCTTGCCGGCTGCGTGGGACGAGTGCACGGCGGTGCGGCGGTGATCCCGCACCGATTCGAGGATCTCCCGTTGCTTCGACCACAGCTGCTCGCCGAGACGCTCGTGCACCCAGTTGATCGGGTCGGCCAGGCTCGGGTCCGTCTCGGGGTACAGGCTGGCCCGCAGGGCGTCGAAGGTGAAGGTCACCCGATGGCTTCGGCGGTGAGTGCCCGGAGTGCCGCTTCGACGACGGGCACGACGGTCGGGTCGTCGAGGTCGCGTCCGAGGCCGGCGACGATGGTGCGGATGGCGGTGCCGACGGCTTGGACCTGCGTTTCGGCGAGGGCTTGGCGACGCTCGTCGAGGCCGACCTTGGCCGCCTCGACCAGCAGTTTGCCGTGCAGTGCTGTCCAGTAGCCGTAGGCCCGTTCGTAGGCGTGGAGCTGGCCTACTCCTTGGGCGTCGGGGCCGTGCAGTCCCTCCTGGTCGATGATCACCCAGCGTTTCTTGCCGCCTGCTTCGCCTTGCACTTCTTCCCATGACCACGTCGACTCGACGGGCAGCTCGTCGAGCAGCCAGCGGTACGACAGGGCCATGGCCCCGGCGTGGTGGATCGCGGTGAGTAGCTGGTCGGCGCCGCTCATGACCTGAACCTTGGCCAGTGCCTCGGCGACGAGCGGCCCGACCCTGCCCATCGCTTTCTCGCGTTCGACGTTGGCGGCCCCGGCGGCACGCGCGTGCTTCGGTCCGCCGCCGTGGTTGCGGCAGACGAGGAGGCCCTCGATGGCCGGGGCGCGGCACGGGTCACCGCGGAGGTGGATGCGCTCCGGGTTGGTGGCTTTGAGGTGGGCGGTGCATCGGGTGTGGATCTGCCCGCACGGTTCGCCGGGGCGGATCGGTGCATCGTTAGGGCGGATCCAGTCGCAGGGCACGCCGTCGTAGGAGTCGACAACCCGGGGGATCGGCATCGGCGGCCGGCCTTCGAGCGGGCTCGCCATCAGTTCTCCTCGGTGGCAAGGAGGAGACGGACCGCTCGACGAACGGTCTGCGCCATCGTTCGATCATGTGCAGCGGCGTGATCTTTGAGTTGCTGGTGCATCTCGGGGGCCATGCGAACAATGAACTGCTTGCACCCGCGAGCACTCAGGGCCGGCGGCATCAGAACACCCCGCGGTCGATGATCTGCACGGTGACGGCGCCCTCAACGTTGCGGCGCAACACCACCACCGCCGCGGGGTCACGGTTCCAGGCCTCCTCGATCTCCGCGACGGTGCGCCTCGGCACCAACGGCAACGGCAACGGCTCCGGTTCAGGCTGCGGCGGCTGCGTGTCGATCACCTCGCCGAGCATGGCGTCAACGCTCAGGTGCCGGGCCTCGGCCTCACGAAGCCAACGGTCCTGCTCTACGGCGCCGAGCGGCACCACAGCGGCGTGGTGCGACCACGACAACACCTCGCGGCGTCGTGGCAGCGGGATCGCCCGAGCCACGGCCACCGACCGCATGAGCGACGGCTGATCGTCCAAGTCGAGGTCGCTGATCTGACGGAACGCGAACGCCAGCCCGTCGTCGTGGGTGTCGGCGATGGCGAGCACGAGGTCACCGACGATCCACCGCCACGCCGCACCGGCACGACGCAACTGCACCAGGTGCCCGAGCATCGCCGGGACGTCGACGTCCCCGGTGATGCGGGCCCCAGTCGCGCAGAGCTCGAGACCGGGCAGCGCCGGCTGGTCAAGCACCGTGGTCAGCGTGGTAGGGCTGAGGTCGCTCATGCCGCCACCGCCCGACGAGGCACCCGTGGCCGCTCCAACGTCTTCACCACGCCGTCGAAGCTCGCCGACATCTTGCACGGACGACAGTCGCAGCCCTTCGCCTGCGTCGCCCGCCGGCCGTGAGTCGCCCCCTTGCCCGGCACCGCGAGCAGGCCCTGATCGCCTGCCTGCGCCACGCCGTCGAGCTGACGCCAGTGCGCAGCAACCACGGCGTCGAGGCGGCCGTCAGCGGACGCACGGCGCAGCACACGTCGACGTGACTCACCCGCGCCCGCCCACACTCCCCATTCCTCGCCGCGCTGCAGTGCACCGTCGAGGCACTGGACTCGCTGCGGGCAGATGGCGCAGATGGTCTTGGCCAGGTCGCCGTGGTTGTCCTGGCCGGTGCGTCGCTGCGGGTACCACCATGCGGTCGGGAAGGGTGCGCAGGCTGGCGAGCCGGTTGGTGGTGTGGTCATCGGCGATGCTCCGTTGATCGGGTTTGTTGACATTGTGTCAACAAGGCATGGCTCGGTCATGTCAAGTCCGCCGCAGCGCAGACGTCGCACCGGTAACCGAGGACGCGGTCGCTGGCTGTGCGAAGCTCCTCCGTGTCGACGGCGATCGTGTAGGGCGTGTCACCGAAGTAGCGCCGGCACGCCTCGTGCGCTTTCGCTTCGGCGTCCTCGGCCGACTCCACGAAGAGGGTGGCTCGGAAGCTGTGGTCGGTCATGTCGGGTTCTCCGGCCAGATGAGGCTGTCGATCCGAGCGGCGATGATGCGGAGGTGGTTCGCCGTGAGGGCGCTCCTGGTCGTGGCTGCGAGGGATCGCAGCCACTCGGCGTCTGCGTTGGCCAGCTCCACCCGTTCGATGTCGTCGGGTTCGGTCATGTCGGGTTCTCCGGTTCGGTGATGGCCGCGGCGGCGGGGCAGCCATCGGCGTGGATGCGGGTGTGGGTGCTGCTGTGCGGGTGGTGATGATCCGAGGTCGTGGTGCCCCACTCGGCACCGCAGTCGGGGCAGGGATCGGTGGTGTTGACGGCGGTCACGGTGCGTCGTCCAGGCCGAGACCGAGGGGGTCGTCGTCGTCGGTCGCGCCAATGCCCGGTGACATCTGGGGCACTGCGTCGGGGATGCCCTCAGAAGAAGAAGAAGAGTCTGATTTGGCTATAGGGGGCATTGGCGCGACCGGTACCATTGGCTCGCTCTCCGTAGTCGATTTGGGACTGTCGGCTACGGACGGTGGCGAGGTAGCACCAATGTCCGAGATAACCCGGTTTGCCCCGTCGGCGGCCCAGGGGTGTAATCCGACGTCGATCCTTGCCCCTTGACGGGCCGTGTCGAGCGGCCACTCGCCGGCCTGGCGTGCCCAGCCGTACTCCTCGAGCAGCAGCAGCGCCGCCGATCGACGGTCGCTCCCGCCTGCGTCTCGGAAGATCCGCATGCCCCGGTTCATCTCGGTGGCGGTGGTCTCGCTGAGCCCCTTCTCGGCTGCCCATGCGATGATCCGGTGGGCATCGGAGAGGGCCTGGCCGTCGACCTTTGGGCCAACGTAGTGATCGAGCCAATAGCTGCCGAGCTCGACGGCCATCGCCATCGTGGTGCCGGTGACATGTTCGCCCGGGTCGTTGCCCCACGCGATGTGGAGCAGCGCCGCGGTGCGCAGAACCGAGGCGTGGAGCTTGGCGATGAACACGGCGTGCGGGGCAAGGTTGCCACCTTCGAGCATCCGCGGCTCGTGGTCATTGCGCATGGCGTCGAAGGCGTCGATGGCGTCGTCATCGAGGTAAAGCCGGGCGGCGACGGCCCATCGGCTGCACCGATGGGCGAAGCGCAGGAACTCGTCGTGATAGGTCGCTGCGGCGTCGGCGTCGATGCGCTGGCGCCGCAGGTCGGGCTTGCGTGTGCCGACACGGCGGGGGGCGAGCGACACCATGAACCGTTCGGGGAAGCCGACGTCGACCAACTCCTCGTTGGCGAGGACCCGCGCCCACCGGCCGGGCTGCACGGTAAGCGACACGGTTAGGTGCGGATCGTGGAGCCGGAACTTCTCGCCGCTCTTGCGGCGCACGTCGTGGTGGTCACCAGCCCAGGTCTTGAGGATGAACTCGGCGTTGGTGGTCTTGGAGTAGCGGCCGGCGACGATCGAGAGGATGGTGCCCTCGGTGTCGCTGATGGCCCCGTGCTCGTTGTTCTCTGCGAGCAGGTCGACTAGGGCTTCGGGGGTGATGTCGCCTGCGAAGATCTCACCGGCGGGTGGGCGGTTCAGCTCCCGTGCTTCCTGGGCAATGTCTCGTGCCTCGGATGCCCGGTCTTCGTCGCCATCGCGCAGGTAGGCGTCGTCTGCTTCTTTGGCTTTCTTTTCGAACAGGGCGATGCGCTGCTCGTATCGGGCGACGTCGCTGGCGGCCCATGCGATCGTTTGGCGCTCGAACTCCCGGGCCGGGGCTTGCATGGCTTTGGCGACGGGGCTCTTGGAGCCGCCGGCCTCGGCTAGTACGCAGGTCCAGACGTTGACGCCTTCGACCCAACCGTCGGTCGCTTCGATCTGGACGTGTCCGTTGAGTACGGCTGCGAGTGATCCGAGGGCGAGGATGGTGGGGAGGTCTTCGGCTACCTGGTTCTGTGCGGCGAGCGACCGGGCGTAGTCGAGTATCCACCCGGGGAAGACGTGACTCGGGATCGGGGCGAGCGTCACGGCGTCGGGGAGCTCGGTCGGGTCAGGCCACGGTGCCGGCGGCGACTTCTTCGCTGGCGGCATCTTGGCCTTGCCACCCTTGAGGCTTTCGCCGATGAGGTCGTCGAGGTCGGGCCCGCCGCCACCACGCCGACCGTCCCATCGGGGGGCGATCGACGGCGACGACTGGACGAGATCCTCGGCGCTTGCGACGATGCGATCCCATTCGCCCTCGCTCTCCTGTGTGCTGCGGGAGTCGCCGACGGCCGAAAGGAAGTCTGAGCGGAGCTGGCCGAGGGTCTCGGCGGCGCCGGGGTAGTCGAGGTTCTCGAGGCGGATGAGCGTGGTGGCTCCGACGAGGGCGCTGTCGTGGCGGGTGCCTTGGCGCAGCCCACGCATTGCCGTGCCGTAGGCCCGGTCGACTGCCTCGGCGACCTCGTGGCCCGTGGAGAGGGCTTGGCGTTGCCGGGACGTCTTGTTGTCCTTCTTGAGGTGTTCGAGCCAGGCATCGGGCAGGAGCGGTAGGTCCGCCACGTCGGGCACGAAGTCGCCGACCTCACCGTCGGGGCTGATCCACCGGTACGTGCCGCCGGTGTCGGGGTGGATCGACGGGGCGGCGACGGCGTAGCGATGGTGACGTTGGATGAACTCGATGCCGGGCAGTGATCCGACGAGCCGTGTGGGGTGGGAGATCCGGTAGAAACGGATTCCCGAGACGCCGTCGTCCCGGCTGGTCGAAGTCCACGTGGCGGGCAGCGGCCCCAACCTTTCGACGAGGTCGGCGAGGGTTTCTGCGCCGGGCTTGCCGCCGTAGGCGTCGACGTCGATGCCTATGACGTCCTCGTTCATCCGCAGCCCGATGTTGCCGTCGCCTCTCCCCCTCACCCATTCCCGCACCTGGTTCGGCGTCGGGTAGAAGCCGGAGTCACCGGTGAAGTCGTCGGGCGGGCTCTTCTTCTTCCGTGCCGGCAAAGGCAGCACCCCGCGCCACCCGGCTGCGCTGTACCGCTCGGCGTAGGAGGCGTACGGGGTAAGGACGGCGGCCATCACGACCTGGAGCCGACCCAGCGTGTCGCCTCATGTGCAGCGCCCCACAGGCGTTGCGTCTTGTCCATGTCGACCGGGCTTAGGTAGTGGTCGCCATCGTGGTGTCCGCATGGGCGGGTGGCGTAACTCATGAGGCCGTGGTAGACGCCGAACCGCCCGCAGTCGCAGCATTGGGTGAACAGGGCGTCTTCGTATTCCCGCGGCACTAGCTCATCCATGACGTCATCCATGACGTCTTCCCCCAGCAAGCCCAATGCGGTGGCGCCTCGGAATGATCCGACCCCCGCCATTGGACCGATTCCGAGCATGAGCGTGTCGCCGGACCAGTGGCCTTCAATCGCCTTGTCGACGTAGGTGGTGGCCACAAGCAGGTCGGCTGCACATGAGGCCGGCTTGACCTCGACGAGCATCGGGCGGTTGCCGTGGATCAGGAAGTCGGGGATGTACCCGTTGGCATCGAGCGGTTCATAGGTCCAGGTCCATCCGATCATGTCGAAGAAGCAGGCCCATCGGGCTTCGAGGCGTGAGCGGAAGAGATGCCCGGCGTACCTGGTCTCGATTCCCTTTGTCATGATGGCGCCGTTCACGTTGGAGGCGGGTGGGTGATGGGGGGACCAGCCAGGCGCACTCGTAGGGGGTGCGCCTGGCTGGTGAACGGGGACGCTCAGAACTCGGCGAACGGATCGTCGATGACTGGCGCCGGAGCTGGCGTCGGGGCCGAAGCGGCGGCGGGCTCGGGGGCGTCGAGGAATCCGGCGCCGAGGGCGGGTGCCTTGTAGGCGATGCGCCATTGCTTGGCCGGGTTGCCCATGTTCGAGGGGCGGTCGCTGATGTACTGGGCCATCAGTTTCCCGCCGACCTCGAGGCCGCTGACCTTGGCCTGCTTGAGCGCTTCGACGAGGGCGCCAGCGCTGGAGTGCGGGTCCTTCTTTGACCCCTTGAGGTAGAGCGCCCGTTCGCCGTCGTCGTCGGGGTCGAGGGGGTCGCGTTCGTTGGTGGCGAGGATGACCCGTAGTTGCATCATGGGGCCGCCGTCGTCCCAGAACTTGGGCTTCTTGGTGGCGAAGTCGCTTTGCTGGATGACGTCAGCCGAGACGACGGTGCCGGTGATGGTGTCGCCGATGTTGGCGAGGAGGGCGCTCTTGGCGCCGGCCCCGCCGGTGAGGAACTCGGAGACGCTGTTGTCGATGCTCATGGTGTTCGTGGCTTTCTGCTGTGGGTTGGGTGGATGGTGTTCACGTCGCCGCGTCGAGCGCGGCGTAGTGGGCTGCGAGGTGGGCGCCGATGTCGGCGCACACCTCGTCGTCGCCGGCTGCGAACCGTGCGGCGATGCTGGTGAGGCTCTTGGCCTCGGAGAGGGTGAGGGAGCCGAGGACGGCGCCGAGGGACCAAGCGGGCTGGATGTCGAGGCCGATGGCGAGCTTGACGAGGCGACGAGCGGCGGTGTCGTCACCGAGGTCGCTGGCGTCGACGCCGTACAGCACCAAGGCGAAGGCGGCGGCGTTGATGGCGGCGACACGGCGGGTGCTGCCCTTGGCGAACCGCCATGGTCGTCCGCCGAGCTTGGCGTCGGTCATCCATGCCTGGAGGACGGCCTTGTGGTCGGGCGTCATGGCGGCGACGGTGGCCTTGAGGTCAGCGGCGTCGGCGTCCGTGGCGATGGCGCCGTCGTCGTCGATGTCACGCAGCCGCGGGTCGAGCGACCGCTCGGCGTCGAGGGCGGCGGCCTTCGCGTCCCGTTCGGTCTGCATGGCTTCGTCGGGGGTCGGCTTGGCCGGGTCGAGTGCGGGGAACGGCACGTCATCGAGGCGTTCGACGTGGGTGAGCAGGACGTCGATGGCGTCGATCTGCTCGGCGGTCCACGGCGGCTTGACGGCGACGCCTGCCGGCCAGAACTTCCGCACGGCTTCGATGCCCTTGGGGTCGCCTGCTTCTTTGATGTTGCGGAGGCGCGATGCGATCCACTGGGTGCGGTCAGCGTCAGCGTCGGGGGTCTTGGTGAACTCGGGGAGCTGCCTTGCTGCATAGAGCGTGGGTGTCGCACCAGGTCGGGCAGTTCGACGGTCGGCGATCTTCTTGCCGTCCCAGAGGGCGACCTTGGCGTCGCCGAGTGCATCGAGTACGGCTGTCTTGGCGCCGATCAGTTCGGCGTCGATCACCTTGGCCCCGTTGATGGCGTCCACGTAGCGCCGAGCGAGGGCCTCGTCGAGGTCTATGGAGGTGCCGACTTCAACGGTGGGGTGTAGTTCGCGGACGGTGTCGAACGTGGCGCCATGAGAGTCGACCGAAGGTGGCTGATCGTCGTCGAGTAGGGCGAGGAACTTGTCGACGATGCGGATCAGGTCGGCCGCGTGTTTCGGGTCGTAGTCGACGACGTACTCGGCGAACTCCAGGAACGGCCCGATCATCGCGACGTGGCAGCGGCTAGCTCCGGTGACGTAGAGCTGCCAGATCACCTGATCCCGGTAGTAGTCGGGGATCTCGTCGGTGCCCGGTGTGCCCCACTCGTAGTCCATGGTCGTGGACTTGACCTCGAGGATGTCCGGGACGCCGTCAATGTCTGGCTTGTCGATGACTCGGTCCGGGGCTGCCGTGTGCCGCTCGTTGCCTGCGGCGATGAAGGTCCCGCAGGTGCGGACCGTCCAGTCAGGGTGCTGCTGGGCGAACCATTCGGCCACGGCGGGCTCGAGGAGGTGGCCGCGGATCATGGCCGGGGTCGCTTCGAGTCGGGGGGCGAGCCCCTTCATGCGATGCCAGATGGCGTATGCCGAGTCCCACGGCGACCGACCGGTTAGCGCCGAGATCTTCGAGGCGCTGACGATCTGGTACCACTCGTCGCTGCCCGGCTCGACGAGCGCCATCTCGACGCCTGGCTGATGGTTCGGCTGCACACGGGGCGCCGGTTCGACGGCGACCCGGGTACGACTGGTCGGCGGGGCCAGGAACTCAGTGACATCGGCGGTGATGGTCACTGGAAGTGGTCTTTCACGCATCGGCCGTCGGGGGTGACGGTCCATACGTCGTCGGGTCGCCCGGTGGTCGGCCATGCGCAGCCGGGCCAGAGCGCCCACTGGTTGCCGGTGCGGGCCAGCGGGACGGCCAGGTCGTAGTTGACGGCGCAGCGGATCGCTGCGGCGAGCACGTGCTCGGGTGGGGCGTTGGTGGCGACGGTCATCGGGCGCCTTTGAGCGCGGTCCGGCAGGCAGCGACGCCTGCAGCCGTGATCCGGTCGACGTCCATGGCCCGTAGCCGGGTGACGACCAGGCATTGCGTGGCGGTCGACGGTGGCTTCTCACCGACGATGGCTGCGACCTTCGTCCAGCCGTCGGGGTCGAGCTGGGTCTGGGCGAGGACGGCGATCTGGTGGCAGGTGAGGTCGGCGGCGGTCCCAGGTCCGACACGGGTAGTGAGGGCGTCGGCGATGCGGCGGGCTTTGTCGGCCCGGTTGGCTTGGTGGCGATCGGAGATCCGGTCGGCTTGGTCTTCGGCGTGGCGGTTGGCGTGGTCGAGGTGGTGGTCGAACCCGGGCGGGTCCTCGGTGACGGTCATGGGGTGCCTCCGGTGCGGGATGGAGTGGAACAGGGACCACACTCGCGCACCCGTACAACCTTGTCAAGGAATCCGTGAATCACGGAGATGGTCGCCCGTAGTGCCCCGCGAATCACAAGGAGGGAGTTACGCGGCCAAGAAACTCTTGGTAGACAGTCGTTGCCCTTATCCCGCAACGTCCGAGGCCATATGCCAGCCACCCCGGAGCAGCGTCGAGCGTTCGGTGCCCTCATCAGGTCGACCCGCAAAGCCAAGGGGCTCACGGTCCAGCAGGTCGTAGACGGGCTCCGAAGTCAGGACGACAGTCTCAGCGTGTCGAAGGTCAGTGCATGGGAGCGGGGGGAGTACGCCCCAGCGTCGGGCGCATCGATCGACATGATCGAGGACTACTTCGATCTCGGCGGCCAACTGCACGATCGCCTCGGCTCCATCCCTCCATCGGCAGACCGCGTCGATGACCTGGCCGCCCGCGTCGCTGCCATCGAGGCCCACCTCGGGCTCAACAACGTCACCCCCATCCGCCGTCGCCCCACCGAGGATCTAGACGCGGTCGCCGCTCAGGGCGATGCGTCGAAGCGGTTCGAGGCCCGCAAGTCTCCCCGTAAGCGCCGCCCGTCGCCGCCCGTCGAGAACGACCAGCCGTGAGGCCCACGATGTCAGACCCCCTCCGTACCGTTTGCGGCGATGAGGGCGAGGTGGAATCCGTGGAAGGCGTTGCGGTCGACGGGTCCGACCGTCGAGCTGGCCTACGCGGAGCTCCCCGACGGGGTAGACGGTCTGAGCTATCCGCTGGCGGCGGACCGAGCCGGCGTCGAGTTGGACCATGGGCTCGGACGCGTCGAGCGCAACGCCACGTTGGGCCACGAGCTGATCCACGTCGAGTGGCGTCTGTGGTTCCCCCCGGGCACACCGTCACTGATCGTGGCCAAGGGCGAGGAGCGAGTGGACCGGGAGCTGGTCCGGCGTCTGGTCCCGATGCCGGAGCTGGCGTTGTTCGTGGCGATGCGCGCCGAGTTCGGCGCGGTCAACGCGACGATGGTCGGCGACGAGTTCGAGGTGCCGCACGGTCTCGCCCATCGGGCTTGTTGGCTGCTCAGCCAGCAGTACGGGGTGCTGTCCTAGCGGCCGTGCTGGCGGTGGCCCTGCTGGCTGGTTGCGGGGGTGGCAGTGAGGTCGAGGCGATTGACATGCCGCCAACGACGGAGGCTGAGGCGCCGACAACCGCGACACCCATGACGACCACGACAACCGAACGGATCACAACCACCACCACCATCGACGTCGTCCCGGTGGTAACTCGCCTCGCTCCCGAGGTCGTTGCGACACTCACAAATATCCGAGCGGAGGCGGCAGAGGTGCGGAACGACTGCTCCATCGATCCCGCCGGCTCCGTTTGCAGCTTCGGGTTGATGTTCGACCTGCTTGGGGCGGCCGCAGATGCCGCCCGGCTGGGCGGGCTGCTGACGCAGGTCAACCCTGATCCTTCCTACTCGACGCCTTCCCCGTTCTTGGTGACTCAAGCGGCGATAACTGGGGTCATCGACGCGCGAGATGAACAGCTTGCCTGTGATCCCCGATCCGAACTGGCGTGCGTGGTCGAGCAGCTTGCTCTCATGGACGAACTGGAGTACCTCGGATCGCAGGTCGAGGACTGGAGCCCTTACCTCTGATGGCGTACCTGTCGGCTGCGTTGCCGTGGCAGACGTTGGTGTCGTCGTTCGCCGCGGACCTCGAGCAGCAGGTGGTCGCCGAGCACCCGGACCTGGCGGGTTTGGTGATCGGCGTTCGCTGTGGCGAGGTGGTCGTCGTGGCTCATGCCGGCGATGCGAATCCGGAGGGCACGGCGTGGAGGATCGCGTGCGTGCTGGCCTCGAGCTGGCCGTCGTTCCTTGCCGAGGTCGACGTTGGGCTGCGGGTGGTGTCGGGCTCGGTGGCCATCTCGGTCGATGCCGACGCGATGGACCCGCCGCCGGCCGTACAGGGCGAGGAGACCTGGCTGGCCCAGTCCACGATCTCGTTGGTCTGAGCGGGCGTCAAGTCCACCGCGCCGCACGGCGGG